ACAGGTTAGCAATTGGCAGGATAATAACGGTCAGAAGAGATATTCTACTGATGTTGTTGTTGAAGATTTCGAATTCTGTGAAAACAAAAATGTAAATAGTGTGAGTACGAATAGTTCTCAAACAACTACTTCAAGTCCTGCACAAAGTAACAATAATAGTGATTTTTTCCCTATCGTAGATGACGATGAGGAATTACCATTTTAAATTAAAAAAGGAGTGTTAATTATGCAAATAAATAAAATTGCGCTTGCAACTATAGCTAACGGAGCGCTAGAGGAATTGTTCGAAAATGAATTAGATAAGATTGTTGAAAATATTAATGACCCAAATACAAGTATAAAAAAAGCAAGAAAAATTGTTATGGAATTGAAATTTTTGCCTGTTGATGATAATAGAGATTTGGTAGGAGTGGAAATAAATACAAAAACTACGCTTGCTCCAACAGAAGGTACAAGTACAAAAATGGTTATTGGTGAAGACGGAAATAAATTAGTTGCTTGCGAATATAAAAACAACAATCAAGTTGTTGGGCAAATGAAAATCGATGAAGAAACAGGCGAAATACTTGAAGATAATGCATTTTCAAAAAATGTTGTTAATTTTCAAGCTGAATAAAGGAGGATTTAATTATGATTAAAGAAGCATTACAATTTATTGTTGGATTAAACAAAGCAGAAATTTTTGATATAAATGGTGAAAAATATACAGATAAGAAATTGACTAATATAACGCCGGTTGTGAGAAGACCAACAAGTTTGGTTAATATGGATACCCTTACATCATTTGTTGATTATATAAAGTCTGTTGTAACAAGGGATAATTTGTATCAGTTCAATAAATTATATGTACATATTGAGAGCCCATCTAAAGTAATTGCATTTGAAACAGACAATCAGATAGATAAGGCTAAAACCTATATTTGTTCAGCAAATGCTACATTACCTAGCATAGACTATGGACGATACTATAGTAGTGAAGCTTTTAATATATTACTTCAAAGTAGATTTTGCCAAACACCTCAAACAAAGCAGTTACTTAGTATAGTTGGTAATGTAAAAGCAACCGATGTGCAATCAAAGAGTGACAATGGCATTACACAAACAGTACATACAAATAAAGGAGTTATTTTGCAACAGGATACAGTATTGCCAAATCCTGTAGAACTTGCTCCTTTTAGAACTTTCATTGAAGTAAACCAAGTTGTTAGCCCTTTTATTTTTAGAGCAAGAACTGCTAAGGAAGACCGTAGTGATAGTAGTAAAGTAACAGATATTGAATTTGCTTTATTTGAAGCGGATGGCGGAGCATGGGAAATTGAAGCTAAACAAAGAATAAAAGAATATTTAGAAATTAGCTTCAAAGACACAGGTGTTGTTATATTAGCTTAGGATTTTACAGTTTTAGTTTTTAGTAAAAATATAATACAGGTGCTGTAGTTGTTCTATAAGGGTAGCTACAGTGTCTGTAGGAGGTGAAAGTTGTGGCTAGGCCAATTAAAGAAGGGCTAGATTACTTTCCTCTGAATGTAGTTTTAAATTCCAAATTTGAAATTATTGAAGCTCGATTTGGAATTAAAGGGTTTGCAGTAATCGTCAAGTTGTTTCAACATATATACGGAACAAAAGGCTATTACTGTGAATGGGATGAAGATGTGCTATTTGTGTTTGCTAAGCGAATAGGTGTGGGTGCAAATAGTGTGTCTGAAATATTAGATACTTCTCTAAAGAAGGGTATGTTCAACAAAGATATGTACGAAAAGTACAGCATATTAACCTCCGAAGGTATTCAACAAAGATATGTTGAAGCTAAAAGAGGTGGCTATGAAAGAATTTGTAAGAAATACCTTTTAATTAGTGTACCCAAAACAGAGGAAAATGGTTTAGAAACAGGAGTTAATGCAACAAAAACCGATGTTAATGTTACAGCAAGTACACAAAGAAAAGAAAATAAAATTAAAGAAAACAAAATTAAACCAAACCAAACAAAAGAATCGGAACTGTTTGAAAAGGTGTGGAGTGTGTATCCTAAGAAATTAAAAAAACAGGAAGCTTTAGAAGAATTTTGTTCTTTGGATGTGTCAGCTGAATTAGCCGATGTAATGATTAACTCTATAAAGAAGCAGAGAGAACAAGAAAGTTGGAAAATAGAAGGTGGCAGATATGTACCATTCTTAGTCAACTGGCTTAAAAATAAAAGGTGGGAGGACGAGATAAACGACAAAGGTTACATAATACGGAAAGGTACAGATAGCTTTAATAATTTCACACAAAAAATTTATAGTGACGAATTTATAAAAGAGAGATTAAGAGCTAAAGGACAAACTTGTATATAAATAAGAAAGGAATATTGTTTTTTATGAAACTAAAGTGTGATATATGTGGCAAGGAATATCGGGCATATGGTTATTACAAAAGCAAAGAAAGGCATCTGTGCGATGCTTGTATATCTAGGAGAAACAAGTTTATTAGAAGATTAAAGATTAATATTAAGTATGACAAGGAGGATAGAGATGGTACAATTTTTCGTCCCCGGGAAGCCGATTGGTAAACAAAGACCTAAATTTAACAATAAAACAAAAAATACATATACACCTAAAGAAACACGAGATTATGAAGCTCTTGTAAAACAATGCTATATGCAAAAGTATAGGGATAGAGAGCCGATACCAGCTAAAACACCAGTAGAAGTAGAAATATATGCCTACTTTAAAATTCCGAAAAGCATGCCGAAAAAACAAGTTAAATTGATTGAAAATAATGAGTTGTTTCCGACCGTCAAACCTGACACCGATAACATAAGCAAGATAATACTAGATGCCCTGAATGGGTTGGCATATTACGATGATAACCAAGTTACTGATTTGACTATATATAAGCAATATGCAACAACAAATGAAAAGGTTGGAGTAGTTGTTAATATTAGAGAAAAGAGGTTAGTAGAATGAAATTAAGTGAGTTAAGCGATGAAACATTGCTTTATATAGAAATTTTCAATGATTTAAAAAATATAATTCCGGAGGTAAAAGTAGTCACTAAAAAAGAATATGTCAGCAATCAAGACTTGTTTCGCAAAGGGTATTGGTATGAAATCTTCATTGCTATCATTTCTCCAGTTTCTTTTTTCCTAGAAGATTTTTTAGAACAAGCAGAAAACGAAAACGGATTAGGTGATGGTTGGGGAAATAAAGTTATCGATGAATTAAGAAATACAATAGACATTGATGAATTTGAATATAAGATAAATGAAGTGTTGATGAGACACCCTAATTATATTGCTGGAGAAAGCGTTGAAAACGATGTTTGGAGGGAAAAGACAAATGAAGATTGATTGCAACTTCACCGAAAATTTCTTTAAGGAATGGGATAGAATGTGCGTAAGCTGTGCAAGGTGTGAACAATGTGAAATTAAAGAAATTATGAAAACATACCAAATATTAGATTGTAGAACGCTTACTATGAAACATTGGAAAGAAGTCATAAATGTTGTACAGAAATGGAGTGACGAACATCAACTGGAAACTAGGTTAGAACATTTTCTAAAAATGTACCCTAATGCTCGAATGCACAATAACGGTCACCCTAATGCTTGTGTTAAGAATTTGGATAATAATGTTTCGTGTGAAGTATGCTTAAATGGTTGCAAAAAGTGTTGGGATAAACCTTATATAGAAGGAGAATTTTAGATTGAACCTACACGATGAAATTTAAGCAATAAAAAAGCCCTCCGGCAAGCAAACCAAAGGGCAACCTAGATAAGTACAAAAATATTATAAGTGGGTTGCTTAGGTTTGTCAAGGAGGGCTTATGGAAGATAATATGATTTGTGTTACACAAAAAGATTTTGACGCTATTTTAGAAAAAACGGCTGAAAAGGCTGCAGAAAAAGTACTTAAGTTGCAAGAACAAAATCATAATAAACGCAGTGATAAAAAAATACATAATGTTAAATTACTACTGCAAAATTATAAATTGTTAAAACAAAGTACAGCTAATGCATTTTATGAAAAAACAGAAAATATTACTTTGCGTGAAATTTTAGAAGAAATAATGTGCGATAGTACACATATATTTTCTACAGTAGAAAGTATAAAGACTTCTGTGACAAAAACAGAAATAATGTTAGAGCATATAGATAATATGTTAAATATCTACAAATCAATATGTGAAAATAGTAGTAATGAAAATAGTAAAAGGGGATATTTTGTTATCTATAATAGATATATAAATAATGACGGTATGAAAATTGAAGATATAGCAAAACATTTTAGAATTACAAAATCAATGGTATATAAAATATCAGATAATGCTTGTAAAGCCCTTGCTATGCTGGTTTTCGGAGTTGACTCTATTAAGTTTTAAATTCCAAAAAAAGTGAATTGCATTATAATTTAAAGTGTGCTATAATGTAGGTGTAAAATTTTAACTTATTTATTTGAACTAAGCGACTTGTCTAAGGTCGCTTTTTTTATGTCTTCTTTTCAAATTATAGAAATTAAACTAAAATTTGAAAGGGGAACTAAAATTTGAATACCTATAAAACAAATGCTAAACCTAGATGTATTACAAAAGATAATATTCCTGTGTTTTGTTCTTATGATAAGTTGCTAAATATTAACGATATTAAACTAAATCCCGACAATCCAAATAAACACCCAGAGAAACAACTTAAAATGTTAGGGGAGGTTATAAAAGGAAATGGGTGGAGGCAGTCAGTTACAATTAGCAGATTGTCACATTTAGTTGTAAAAGGTCATGGCAGAATATTGGCAGCTAAAATGTTAAATTTATGCGAAATTCCAGTTGAATATCAAGAATATTCGAATAAGGACGAAGAAATGGCTGATTTATTAGCCGATAATCGAATAGCAGAGTTAGCCGAAATGGATAATGATATGCTATGTTCTATAATTAATGATATGGACGAATATCTATTGGATTTTACAGGTTTTACATCAGACGAAATATCTGTTATTTTGGATACTTTACCTGATATAACACAAGAATTTATAGAAGATGATGAAATAGAGGAAGAATTTAAGTTACAGGACAAAACAATAACTCAAAAAGGTGATGTATGGTGTTTAGGTAAACATAAATTGCTATGTGGAGATAGCACCGATAAAGATTCTGTACTATCATTTATGAAAGAAGAAAGAGCACAACTGGTTGTTACTGACCCTCCATATAATGTAAATTATAGTGGAAAAACTGAGGATGCTCTTAAAATAAAAAATGATGATATGTCAGATGACAAATTTCAATTATTCTTGAACAAAGCTTTTGATTGCATAAACGAAATTATGCTTGATGGAGCTTGTTTTTATATATGGCATGCAGATATTAAAGGTTACAATTTCCGTGGTGCTTGCAAAAACATCAACTGGCAAGTAAGACAATGTTTAATATGGGTAAAAAATTCAATGGTTATGGGCAGGCAAGATTATCAATGGAAACACGAACCTTGTTTGTATGGTTGGAAAAGTGGAGCAGGACATAAGTGGTATGCAGATAGAAAACAAACTACAATTTTAGAGTTTAATAAGCCAACAGCCAATCGTTTACATCCAACAATGAAACCTGTTGAATTAATCGCATATCAGATAAGAAATAGCAGTAAAAGAGGAGATATTGTATTTGACAGTTTTGCAGGGAGCGGAACGACATTAATAGCGTGTCAGAAAAATAATAGAATATGTAGGACAATTGAGTTAGATGAGCGATACTGCGATGTTATTGTAAATCGTTACATTAATTTAAGTGAAAATACAAGTGATGTTTTTGTTATTAGAAATGGCAAAAAGATGAGCTTTGAAGAAGTAAAAAACTAGAGACCGTTTAAGGTCTTTTTTTATTAAACAAAACGATATGGAGGTGGTGATATTGGTTAATGGCAGTTAGTACAGAAATTAGAGAACAAGCTAAAAAAGATTTTCTAAGTGGGTTGAAGTATAAAGAGATTGCACAAAAATATAATGTGTCGCTAAGTACCGTAAAAAGCTGGGCTACACGACATTGGAAAAATCAAAAAGTCGCAACCAATATAAGAAAAAAAGAGCAAAAAAAGAAAAAGTTGCAAAAAGTTGCAACCGAGCTTAATCTTGCAAAACACCCTGGAGGGCAAAAAGGAAATAAAAATGCTCTTAAACATGGAGCTTATGCTTCTGTGTTTTGGGAGACGATGAGCGAAAAAGAAAGAATTCTGATTGATGAATGTAGTGATGATGTTGAGGAACTTCTGCTAAATGAAATACAACTGTTTACAGTCAGAGAGTATCGCATTTTAAACGCTATAGCACTTCACAAAATCGAAAATACTAGCAAGCCTTCTGAAAACTTAGTTATAGACTCTATTATTTCTATTGAAGACCAAAGAGTTTTTAAAAATCAACAAGAAAAAAATGAATATGAAGAAATTAATAGAGAAAAAGTACAGAATGGCAAAAAGTTACCCGGAACTACAAGGAATGTACAGAGTGTTATGGTTTCTAAAACTACAGTTTTGCTAAGACTAGAAAAAGAGCTTACAAGTGTACAGTCTAAAAAACAAAAAGCTATTGATAGTTTAGCTAAATATAGATATGAACGAAATAATGCAAGTAATAGTGATGACAAAATGAAGCTTGCAAACGAATGGGCAGATATGTTGCTCCTGGGAGGAGAATAAATTGCATACAAATATTAGTAAGAGAATTCCTGTTTGGAAACAGGACCCAGTCTTATATGTTAAAGAAGTTTTAAGTGCAGAACCTGACGAATGGCAGAGTAATGTTTTAATGGATTTAGCTAGCAACAACATAAGAATGATTAGCGTTAAATCAGGACAAGGAGTTGGAAAAACAGCTGTCGAAAGTTGGGCGATATGTTGGTTTTTAACAATGTATCCAAATTGCAAAGTTATAGCTACTGCTCCAACAGCAAGACAGTTAAAAGATGTTTTGTGGGCAGAAGTAGCGAAGTGGATAGAAAAATCGCCTTTGTTAAAAGTTTTGTTAAAACCGAGGAAAACATATATATTTTTCGTTGGACACGAAGACAGATGGTTTGCAACAGCAAGAACTGCTACAAAACCTGAAAATTTGCAAGGCTTTCACGAAGATAATATGCTTTTTATTGTTGATGAAGCCTCAGGCGTATCTGACCCAATAATGGAAGCTATTAGAGGTACTCTTAGTGGTGCTAATAACAAACTGATTTTAATGAGCAATCCTACTCGTACATCTGGGGCTTTTTATGATAGCCATACTGTTGATGCTAAAGATTTTTCAAGGTATACAGTAAATAGTGAAAAAGTAAGCAGAACAAACAAAGAAAACATTGCTTCTCTAAAGCGTAAATATGGAGAAGAAAGTAATGTTGTAAGAGTTAGAGTGTATGGAGAATTTCCAACACAAGAAGATGATGTGTTTATTGGGCTAAGTGCGATTGAGAATAATATTGCAACCGATGTTTGTGAAATTACCAAAAAGGCTATCAATGAAAAAACAGGGGCTAATCTGGAAAAAGTGCAAATTGGTTGTGATGTTGCAAGATTTGGAGATGACAAGACTGTAATTTCTATACGACTTAATGAAGTTGTAAAAATACATGACCTTTGCAATGGACAAGATACGACACAAACAGCCGGTAAGTTATCATCGCTATATAAACAGTTAAAGTATAATTGGAAATATAACGGTGAGATAGTTATAGCCATAGACGACGGTGGTGTAGGTGGTGGCGTTGTTGATGCTCTAAAAGCGATGAAGAGAGCTGAAAGTGATGTTTATGACAATATGTTAATACTGCCTGTTAATTTCGGAAAACCAATAAAACATAGATATTACTATGATAGTACTACATACATGATGGGAGTTATTAAGGATTGTATTTCTAAAGTAGATGATAATGGTATAGAGAAAGAACCTGAAATAATTTTACCGAACAACGCAGATTTAATAGGTCAACTGTCTTGTAGAAAATATAGTTTTGTAACGAATGGAAAAATAAAAGTAGAAAGCAAAAAAGATATGAAAGCAAGAGGCATATCCTCTCCGGATGTCGCTGATAGTGTCTTACTTGCTTGTTTACCTAGAAAAAATAAAAGAGAGAGGAGGAAGGCATAAATGAAAGAAAACAAAAAAGTAAATGTTAGAGTAATTAAACCAATCACAAAAGCTGAATCTATAACTCAAACCGACCCGGAAAAAGAGTATAATAGCGTTTGGATAACTGACAGACTTAATTTTCAAGGACTTGAAAACATGGTAAATCAATCTACTATATTACCACAGTGTATAGATGCTTATAAGCGAAACATTACTGGTTTTGGCTATGAAATTGTTTACAATGATAATTGTGACTTGGCTGAAGAAACAGAAGAAATGAAAGCAGAGTATTCAAAGCTCCAGCGAGCTATTGACCTGATGACGATAGATAATTCTTTTAAAGACACATTTGCTCAAGTTATTGACGCAAGGGAAACATTTGGTATTGGTTATATAGAGGTTGTAAGAGAGCTGAATGGTGATATAAAACAAATTGAAGCAATTAAAGATATTGACAGTATATACATGACACCTCCGGAAGAGAGCCTGACGGAATACACATATTATTACAAAGGTGAAGAAATCACAAGAAAGAAACATTTTAAAAAATATCGACAGCAAATTGCAGGGAAAACCGTTTATTTTAAAGAATTTGGTGACCCTAGGGATATGAATATTGCTACTGGAAATTACGAGGAAGGCTTAAAAATAAACGAAAAAGCAAATGAGCTTTTAGAGTTTAAGATTGGAAATAAATACTATGGTAAAGTGCGTTGGCTAGGACAAGTGACAACAGTAGATGGCAATCGTCTAGCTGAAAGTTTGAATAACAATTACTTCCGACATGGTAGACATGTACCTATGGCCATACTTGTAAACGGAGGAACTCTTTCTGATGAAAGCTATGACAGTTTAAAAACTTATATGAATGATATTGAAGGAGAAAAAGGACAACATTCGTTCCTAATTCTTGAAACAGAAAATGCTGAAACTTCAGCAGGTTTTGAAAATGATAAGGCAGTAAATGTTGAAATAAAAGATATGGCAAGTATGTTGCAACGAGATGAGTTGTTTCAGGAATATTTGCAAAACGGCAGACGCAAAACGCAGTCTGCTTTTTTATTACCTGATTTATACGTTGGATATACAACTGATTTTAATAGAGCTACTGCACAGACAGCTATGGAAGTAACTGAAAAGCAAGTCTTTATTCCAGAAAGAAAGGACCTTAACTGGATATTAAATAATAAGCTGTTTAATTGCTATAATTTGAAGTATTGTGAAGTAAGATTTCGAAATCCAGATACGAGCAATATTGACGATTTAGTAAAAGTATTTACTATATGCAATACAGCTGGAGGAGTTACACCTAATGACGCTAGAGCATTAAAAGCAAAAACTATGGGTGAAACAGCAGAGCCTTACGAAGAAACCTGGGCAAATACACCTCTTGCAGTGACAAGTACTTTAAATGTAAGCACACAGCAAGAAGAGTTTGTAAACAAAGCAAATCAAGCCAATGATGATATGATTACACTTTTAAAAGCAATCAAAAAGGGGCTGAACAAGAATGATTAATATTTGTAAGGCTATAAAGAATAATATCGATGATATTCTTCTTGCTATAGATGTCTTTCTTGCAAAAGCTGATTCAAAACTCGAACAAGAACTAAAAGAGAGTGCTGTTGCTGATATAGACGCAGCAGTTGCTTGTGTAAATGCGATAGAAGATGCCTATGCTGATGCTTCAGAAAAAATGAGAGCTGAACTCAAAGAAATGTTTATAAATGAGATAGCTAACATTCCAAAAACAAAACTTGTAAACATGTCAATGGAAGATATTTACGAGGATATATTAAAGAAAATTATTTTAAATGTGCAACAAAGGCCTTTGTCTACTGAAGTATTAGAAAATTATGTTAGTGATGTCAACAACTTTATGACAGCTAATGCAAAAGCTTATTCTGATGCCTTAAAAGAGCGAATACCATTTGAAAACTTTACAGGAGAAACAAATCAGTGGATTGAAGATAGAGCCCAGACTTTGGCTGAATGGACTGAAAAAACAAGTGTAGATGCGTTAAGAGATTTCTTGAAAAAAGCTAGCGATACGGCAACTAGTGTTGAGGAGTTAACACAGTATGTTATAGACAATGACATTAGAGATGATACAAACGCTAGGCGTTTTGCTGTAAATGAAACATTGAGATGTAACAGTTATGCTAAACAAGATGAATTAATGCAAAACATAGAGGTAGAAACCAAAACTTGGCATCACACAGGACCAACAAATACAGCTAGACCCGGACATCTAAAATTAGACGGTGTAACTATCCCAAAAGATAAGCCTTTTGCTTTAGTTGCAGAAAAAGGAGGTGTACATTATTGTAATTGCCCACATGATGACAACTTGCCTGTTGGCGAAGTTGTTAATTGTAGATGCAAAATAGAAGCAGGAACAACGAAAGATGTTACAAGTTTTACAGATAGTGAACTTAAAGAGTTAAAAGATAGAGCTAGAAAAAAACTTGATAGCGAATGGGAAAGAGAATTTAATGCAAAGCAAAGAAAAGCAAGGGAAGATGCAGGTGTACTTCCTACAGTAATGACACCTATAGAGTTTAAAAACTCAACTAAAAAAGATATTGTTGAAAGGTTTGGAGGAGCCCGAGGTGGTGGATTAAAAAGGTATTATCTTGTAAAGTCAGGGGTAATACCTGAAAATGAAATAGGGAATATTCTTTATTCACCAAACGGCAAGTTAAACAGCTTGAATTACTTAGAAAGTAGTGGTATACTTACAATAGATAATAAAAGTATAGAGCATGTTGTTAAGGGTGATTTTAAAGCCCCTAATGAACATTATCCAAATGGTCGACTTACAAAAGGTGGACATAGTAAAAGCTCGTTTGATGAATGTGAAAAAATGGGCTTAGGAAATGTTGTTGAGGGAGAATATTCCAACGGTGTTAAATGGGGGAGTGTTCCAACATCTACAACGACAAAAAAGAGAAAAGGTGGACACACTTGGTTTCCTGATGATTGGGACGATGATAAAATTATTACTGAAATGTATAAGGTCAAGAATGGTAAAGGCAAAATCATTGGGGAGGATATATATGATGTCGATGGCATTGCTGTTGTATATAAGACATATGGAAAAGGAGAAAGTTTTTATCCAGCAAAAAATCAAGAAGAATATATAAAGGGAGTGGTAGTAAATGATTGAAACAGAAATTAATATATTAAAAAAAAATTGGCTTTCTGATGTTGACCCTACACTTGAAGGAAACTCTCCAATTTGTATAGAAATGTTGGATACAATACTTGAAAAACTGAGAAAGCTAAATGATGAAGAATTGGTAAAAGAATTGGATAAACTATCATATACAGATAGATGGTGTATAAGTGCCTATGTAATAGAAGAACTTGCTTATGAAGATAGAAGAAAAGTAGCAGAACCTTATGTGGTTGATTACGATAAAGAACCGGAACCAACAGAATTTGTTTGAAATCTAATTATGAAGTTCGAAAACAGCATATTTCGAAAAGTTAATACAAGTAAAGTAATATTAGCACTCTGAAAAGGGTGCTTTTTTGATGTAAAAGTTACAGGCAAGTTAGCAAACACAGTAAATTAGCAGATTAGGACAGTTTAAAGCTGTCCTTTTTTGTTGTTCGAAAAGTTAAATGCAATATTATAGGGCTTTAGCCAAGTGGTTAAGGCAAGAGACTTTGACTCTCTTATGCGTAGGTTCGATTCCTACAAGCTCTGTTAACCGATATTTTGCATATGAAAAACTTAGTTGTCTTAGGTACGAAAGGTATATTTTATACTCTGTACAAGCAACACATTGACAAACAAGTAATGGTTTAGCGTTTGTTGCAAATTATATTATATAGAAAGGAGTGATTCCTATGGGCTAAGTTTAACGCATTAAAGGAATAACAAACATTAAAAGAATTTGACTTATTGCTATAAATCAAGTAAGTAATAGGCGTGATTGATTGAGTTTGAAATTACAAGAGTAGAATTGTTATTTTTTTTAATGCGTAGCAGGGTAACTATAGTCAGAAATTTAGTCAGCAAAAAAAGGAGTAGGTGCAAAATTCTACTCCTTATTTTTATATAAAATTAAGGAGGTGTAATGATGTCTTTTATAAAGAAAGCAAATGAAATAAGCGATGCTAAAATTGCATTTATTTCGTTAGTTGATAGAGCTGCAAATCAGCAAAAGTTTTTGATTGTTAAAGCAGATAACTACAACGCAGATTTTACTATGACAGGCGAAATATTAAAGGCCGATAGTGAAAAACATACCGTAACTGGTATCGTGTATGAACCAGATACGGAGGATAGTCAAGGCGATTTTATGACAGCAGAAGAAATTGAAAAGGCTGCACACTACTTTTTAAAGAATGGTGGCAAAGTCGATATACAGCACAGCTTTAAAGAAGAAGAGAGTGCTGTGGTTGTTGAAAGCTATGTAACAAAGAGTGACGGAGTGATTAATGGTCATGATGTAAAAAAAGGTACGTGGATAGCAACTGTTGAAATAAATGACGATGATATATTCAAAGACATTGAAGATGGCAAGATTACAGGGTTTAGTATGGGCGGAACAGGAAGATACACCGAAAGTGAACTGCAGAAAAGAAAGGGTTTATTAGAACCCCTTGCAAAGATGCTAGGATTTAATGTTGTTGAAAAAGGCGAAATGACAGCTGAATACAATCGAAGATGTATAAGTGATAATTTTCGTACGGCCTATGAAACATTGAGACAAACTTTAGAGAGCTATGACTGTGAAAAAGGGTGTTGGAAATACATTGATGACGAACAGACTGTGAAGACAGCATTAAAAGAATTCAATGACATTGTTACAAAGCTATTGACAGAAAAAGAAATAGCTAAAATGGTTTTTTCAGAGCGTAAAGTTCAAAAGGCTGGAAAGAAAATGAGTAAAAGAAATAAAGATACTCTTTCTGAAATATGTCAGTCTTTAAATATGTTTATGAAAGAATTTGATGAAAATGAGAACGAGGAGGAAGATTCTATGAATGAAAAAGATTTAGAAACTATTACAAATTCAGTTACAACAGCGGTTACAGGTGCTATTCAACCTTTAATTGACGCTATTGGGACACTTGACGATAACAAAGATGATGAAGTAAATAAAGATGATGAAAAAGAAAAGGTTGATGAAGCAGTTGAAAAGGCTTTACAGCCTCTTAAAGAACAAGTTGAAAGTATTGTAAAAGCTTTAGGTGGCAATACAACTAATCTTAATAATAATCAGTCTGTTAAAAAGAGTAGTCAGCATTATATGGCAGGAATGTTTTAATAGAAGGAGGAAACGGCATGAATAATATAGATTTAATAAACAAAGCAGCAATATCAACAGGTGGACTTAATACAGGAGGTTTGCTTAACCCTGAACAGGCAAGAAAGTTTGTTCAGCAGATTTTTGAATCAACTGAGTTTGGTTCGCTTGTTCGTCATGAAATGCGTACAGCAAAAACAGGCGAAATTGATAAAATTGGTATTGCTTCTCGAATCCTTAGAGAAAAGACAGAAGACACAGACGACGGGGAAAGAGTTGGTGTAAAAACTTCGAAAATCAGTTACGCAACAAAATCTGTTAGACTTCCTTGGGAAATTACAGAAGAAACTCTCAGAGAAAACATTGAAGGACAGACTTTTGAAGAAATTGTTACAAACTTAATGACTACTCAGGCAGGTGTTGATTTACTTGACTTGTATTTCAATGGTGACACAGCAACTCTTTCTGGTGATGCAGATTACAACTTTTTAAAGATTGACGATGGCTGGATTAAGCAGATTTCAGAGTCAGGACATGTAATTGATAAGACATCAGAGTCTGGTTTAACATTAGACGGTTTTTATGAAGCTGTTAAGGCAATTCCAAACAAGTATAACAACGGCAAACTCCGTTGGCTTATGTCTCCACATAGAGCACAAGAATGGGAAAGATATTTATTAAATCAAGCTATTACAGCTGGTGGTATGGTTCCGGAAAGTGTATATAAGAATCCTGTAAGTATTCCAACAGTACAGGTACCTATGTTATCAGATAATGTTATTTTACTTGCAGACCCACAAAATCTTTGTGTTGTAAATACCTACGATATGCGTATCAGAAAAACAACAGAAGGTAAAGAGGCTATTATGCAGGATAAGCGTTTCTATGTTCTTCATATGGATTTTGATACAATTATTGAAGAAACTGACGCAACAGCAATAATCAAGTTGAAGAAATAGAGGTTATTATGAAGATAAAGTTAATTGGTAATATTAAATCTTACACTTGTGGTGACTTTGTGATAAAGAATGATTTTTCAGGCAATCAAATTGTTTCAGTAGATGAAGAAATCGGAGAAATTTGTTTAAAAAGTGGATACTTCAAAAAGGAAAATGAAGATGAAAAAGTTGACTTATTTAGCAAGGAAAATAAAGATGAAACTGTCGACTTATTTAGTTTAAAAATTGAAGAATTAAAAAAGATTGCAGAAAACAAAAATGTTGATGTAACAGATTGTAAAAAGAAAGATGATTACATTAACGCTTTGAAAGAAGTGATGTAAATGGCAAAAAGACCTTGGGTTATTCCTGAAGATGTGAGGAATTATTCAGATTATAGTGAAATTCAATCAAGAAGCGATAAAAAGCTAGAAATAGATATAGCAAGAGCAGAAGCTTATGTTATAAAATACACTAACAATAAATTTGAAGATTGCGAGGAAATACCACAAGCAGTTCATTTAGCTGTTATATTGCTTGCTAGCAAGTATGCTCAAGATGCTGTTGAAAAGACGAAAGCTAAAAAGGTGCAGTCAGAAACTTTTGACGATTATTCTTATTCTTCAACGACAGATACGGCCAACATTGATATATCTGATTTATCACTTGATGAACTACTTGATGAGTTTCGTTTACAAAAAGCAAGTGGTAAGATTTTGATGAGGCTTAGAAAATTATGATTGAAGATTTTTTTAACCATTTATGCAATATTTATCATATTAAAGAAGATAAGCAAGATATAGGCTATGGTATTAGTAGCACTCCTATTTTTAGTTATTCTGTTGTTCCAGACGCAGAAAATGTAAAGTGCCACTTTTCTACAAAAAGTCCTGAACATATTACAGAAGCAGACCCTGAGCAGAGACTGACTGCTTCTGTAAAACTTGTACTACCTATTGACACAGATGTTCGTATAAATGACAAAATTTTAGATGTGAATACAGGCATTGAATATACTGCTGAAATGCCAAAAACTATTCAAAAACATCATAAATATGTTATGTGCATTAGGAAAACAATTCAAGATAGGATGTGTTGATATGGAAGAAATGGATAAGTTTGTGCAAGATATAGAAGCTTTGGCGTACAACACGAAAAGCCAAATTGAAGCTTTTGTGGCGTATTTTGCAAAAGATTTTTTAAATGAAGTTAAAAGTGAAATTGAAAGAAGGAATATTGTAGACACAGGAAATTTGTTAAAGTCATTTAATAAAAATGATGAAAACAATATATGGGAGGTTTCTGCAGGGGGCTTATCTATTACTGTAGGTTCGATATTAGATTATGCAAAATATGTTAATGATGGACATACTACTTGCAAAGAAGGTGAAAGTAAGCGTTTTGTCCCCGGGTATTGGCAAGGAAATAAATTTACATATGACCCCAATGCAAAAGGGGGCATGATGTTGTATCAGCAGTGGATTGAGGCAAATCCATATTTTTCGAAAGCTTATGAACTTATGAACAGCATTTTGCCAGAAGTAATGGATAAAAAGTTTGACGAATGGATTAACGGGATATTTTAAAGGAGGATAATATGGACCAAGAAATGGCTAGTATAATCCGATATATTAAAGATGTAAATCAAAATACAAGAATATATTTAAAGAAAATGCCACAAAATTTTGAAGTACCGGCAGTATATTTCCCTTCTCCGGAATTAAGCATTTACCTAAGTTCAACTTCTTGCTATAGAGTAAATTATATTTGGAATGTAAAAATATTTGCTCAAAGCACAGAAATAGCATTTGAGTTAGCTAGCAATATTTTATTTAATATAGCTAGCAATATGTTTTTAATTCCGTTACGAAATATAGACGGTTCATTGGTAGGAAAAAATATATCAATTAGGGAACCTAATTTATCAAAAGTAGAAGATGGTATTTATTCTATTGAAATAATTTGGGACAGCATAAAAACTTATACCCAAAAAGAAGTTCAAAAAATGAAAAAACACTATGAAAATTACATTAGGAGGTTATAGTATGGCTGAAAGAAAAATTACTGAAGCTGTTCAGGAACAGAAATTTAAACTGGAAAAGCTTCGTAATAGTGCAAGGGCTCTATATGATATAAGTGTATCAACATTCGATGGAGCAACTGCAAATATTGATAAAAATAAATTATATTCTGTAAAAGAAATAGGCGACATTATCGAAAATTGGCTTAAAAAGGAGATGAAGTAATGGGCGGTGCATTTGATGAATTGGTAGGAAAAGTAAGACCAGGAAGTTATGTGAATTTTAAAAGCACAAGGCAGGATACTATTAATAATAATGCAAGAGGAATTGTATTAATTCCGTTAATTGGACACACATATGGTCCAACAAATACATTTGTAAACATTTATAGTTCTGCCCCAGATTCAGAATTTGATAAGTTAGGAATGTCAGTTTATGACGATAACGACTATATGTTACTTATTAGAGAAGCTTTCAAAAATGCAAGACAGGTTGTATTTTATATTGCAGGTCCTGACAAGAAAGCGACAGCAAAAGTTGCTCCATTGACAGCAACAGCAAAGTATGGTGGCACTTTGGGTAATTCATTTGAATTGGTTATAGAATCAAATCCAAATAATGGATTTGATGTCAGCGTTTATTTGGAAACTAATAAGGTGTTTTACCAAGAAGGGGTAACAAAAGTAGAAGATTTAACATCTAATGACTATGTTGATTGGGAAGGAACTGGAGCTTTAGTTGCTGCACAAGCTGGCGTAAAATTTACAGGTGGAACTAATACATCTGTGAATACTAAGGTATACACAGATTTCCTTGACGCGACAGAAAAAGCTACGTTTAATACTGCTTGTTGTCCGTTTACAGAAGATAGTATACATACAGCAATCAAAACAAAAGTAAAATACTACAGAGAAGAAGTTGGAAGAAAAGTTCAGTTTGTTGTGCCTGACTTTGCTGCTGACTATGAAGGTATTATTAATGTAACTAATGCTGTAACTGTCGACGGCAAGGAATTAAGTAGTGCTCAAGCTTGTGCTTATGTAGCTGGTTTAACGGCTTCAGCCGATTCGGTGACAAGCAACACATATGTTGCATATGAAGGAGCTACAGATATTGTAGGAGAGAAAACTCACGAGGAAGCTGTTGCTGCGATTAACAATGGAGAGTTTTTCTTCTCTAAAAATAGTTCAGGAAATATTGTTGTAGAATATGACATTAACTCTTTAGTTACTTTTAAAAACGGCAAAGATAAGACTTATAGAAAGAATAGAGTAATAAGAGTTTTTGATGCTATTAACGAAAGTATTCAGCTCAACTTTCCACCAAACAAGTTTGATAATGATGAATATGGTTGGGACATAATGGAAGGCTTAGGCAAAGACATATTACAGAGATATGCTAATGCAGGGGCTATAACAAATGTTGATTTTGACAATGACTTTTTAGTAGACAGAAGTAAATCACAAGGCGATGAAACATACTTTAATATTGGTATACAGCCAGTAGATAGTGCTGAAAAGTTATTCTTTACTATAAAAACTAGATAAAGGAGGTTTTAGGCTATGGCAGACAGAGCAAATAGAAGTAGAATTTTGCTTAACAAAGGAAAAATGTATTGGAATGGCAATATTATTGTGGACGGTATTAAGTGCGAGGTTGTTGTTACGCCGACGGTAACAACATCTAAGTCTATCAACGAAGTTGTTCCTAGTTCACGCTGGGCAGGAATTGATTCAATAAAAGTTACATTAAGCGAATATCGTTCTACAGCAAGAGCTAAAGATATGGTTAAACAGTTTCTTGAAACTGGCGTAACTCCAGAAGTTACAATTCAAGGTATACAGGACGATAAAAATAGCGATTATTACGATGCTGTTGGAAAAGAAATTGTTACAGTTATTGGTTGTGTACCTACTGGTGACATTAAACTCTTAAGCGTAGACGCAGATTCTAATGACCATTTACAAGATGAATTTACATTTAATGGTAAAGATATTAAGTTTTAATATTTAAGGACTGTTGATAAATATTCAACAGTCCTTTTTTTGAAAGGAGAAAATAAGAAATGAGCAACTACAATTTAAAAAATTTTATGATTTCAGGTTTAAAAAAGAATGATACTTTAACATTTAAGGGTATAGATACATTCAAAGACGAAAATGGTGTGCCAATTCCTTTGAAGTTTAAGCAGATTTCACGTACCGAAGTAGAAGATATTAGAAAAAAGTTTGTTCATAAGACACCAGCCGTCGATAAAGAAGGAAATTATATAATCAGAAATGGAAGAATTATCAATGATATTGATGTAGACTATGACAGCTTTACAGATGAATTGATTGTAGAAACTATGGTTCAGCCTGATTTAAGGGATAAAGAATTGCTTGATTTTTATGGTGTATACGCTGGAACAGAATTACTTCATATCCTTTTCAAGGGCGATGATTATCGCTATATTGACGGTTGTGCTGCACAGGCGGCAGACATAGCACCTATCAAGGAAGAAAACTTGATTAAAGAATTAAAAAACTAATGAAAGGTGCCGATAATACATGGCATTGGGCTCACATTCTTTGGCAGGCAAAAGGACTAAGAATGGAAGAGTTTGCAAAAATGGAGAGGCAAGTTCAACTTGCATATATTGCTAGTTATAAACTAGAAGAAGAAATGCCAGTAAATTGGCTCCATAAAATATTAAATATTGTAAAGATTATTTTTAAAGTAAAGGGGGCGTAAAAAATGCCCGGAGGAAATAAAACACTTTCTGCTACATTTAAGGCAGTTGATAATTTTACGCCCGTTGTAAATAATATTGCAAAAGCCGGAAAATCTGCAACAAAGGAGATTAAACAGTTTCAGGAAACACTTAATAAAGGTGTTTCGGCATCTGCAATGGAAAATACAGCAGGTACTATTGAAAACGCTTTTGAAAATGCAGAAAGCGAAAGTGTTAGACATATCAGAGCTATTGAAAATGCTGTAGAAAATAGCTCTGCATCTTCTAGTGAATCAGTCGCTAAAATGGCTCAAAAATATGAAGAGCTTCAGAGGGACTTACAAGAAGCACATACTAGAATAAGTGGTCTTGAAGCAGAGCTTGAAAGACTTGGAAATGAAACAGAAGATAATTCTGAAAAATTTGAAGCATTAGGAGATTCAGCATCAAAAATGGGAGATATGCTGAAAACAGCTATATCTGGAGCAGTAGCCTTTTTTGGTGTAAGTAAAGTTACAGAAGCTATAGATAGTGAACTTAAAGCTGTAAATCAATTTCAAGCACGCGTTGGGGCTAGCTCGAAAGAAATGAAAGAGTATAGAAGTGAGATAAAAGACTTATATAACGACGGTATGGGCGAAAGTCTTGAAGATGTAGCAAATTCACTTGCAACAATCAAGACGAGCACGAACCTTGTGGGTAAGGAATTAGTAAGCACGACTCACAACGCTTTATTACTTCGTGATACATTTGACTTTGATGTAGGTGAAAGTACAAGAGCTGTAAAAATGATGATGGACCAGTTCAATCTATCTTCTGAAACCGCATATAACTTAATTACACAAGGGGCTCAAAAAGGATTAAACAAGAACGACGACTTGTTAGATACTATTAATGAATATTCTGTACATTTTAAACAACTTGGTTTTAGTGCAGACGAAATGTTTAATATGTTAGAAAATGGCGCTAAAAGTGGTACATTTAGTGTAGACAAGTTAGGCGATACAATAAAAGAATTTGGTATTAGAGTTATAGATGGTAGCGATACTACCGTAACGGCATTTAAAATGGCTGGATTAAATGCTGATTCTATGGCAAAAAAGTTTTCAAAAGGTGGTAGTGATGCAAAAGAGGCTTTTACAGAAACAATAAAAGCCTTAAAAGATATGAAAGACCCTATTGAACAGAATACAGCGGGTGTAAACTTGTTCGGTACAATGTGGGAAGATTTAGGTGCTAAAGGTGTATTTGCAATTAGTAACTTAAACGGAGAGATTAGCTCAACTTCTGACGCTTTAGAAAAGATGAATGAAGTTAAATATGAAGATTTAGGCAGTACATTTACGGTGTTTGGAAGAAATATAATGTCATCATTTACAGAAGGCATAACAAGTGATTCAGGGGACTTAATAGAAAGCATAAGAGATTTACAAGAAAAAATTATGCCAGATGTAAAAGAGTTTGGTGAAGTTGTCGGAAATATAGTTGAAAAAGGAATAGACGGAATTGACTATATTACAGAACATACCGAATTATTTAAAGTATCATTATCTGGAATAATTGGTTTACTATCTGCAAAGAAAGCTATTAATGGGATTACAGGACTTGCATCAGGTTTGGGAACAACTATCGGGGCATCTACAAAAGTTGGTGGAGCTTTAACAACTGTGGCAAGTGGATTGGGTAGTATAGCTTTGCCTGCTACTCTTGCTGTTGGTGGAATTACTGCTGTTACGGCTGGGTTTTTGGCTTATGAGAATTATGCCAAAAATAGCTCTGTTGAAGAACATTTTGGTAACATATCTTTATCTTTAGAAGAAATGGATAGTATTGCTAATAGAATTGTTTTGGGAGGTAATCTTAATAAGATTGAAACTTCGATAGAACAATTTAAAAAAGCTGATGGGTTAAAGTCTAATTTAGAAGAAATTTATAATGAGCTTAACAAGGCAGATTGGAAAATTAATTTAGGTATTGAGTTATCTAAAAATGAACGAGAAAATTACAAGTCAAATATTGAAAGTTATGTAAACAAAGCTCAAGAATATATCAACCAACAACACTATTCAGTCGATATGGGAGTTAGACTGTTGTTTAATAAGTCAGATTCTAACAAAGGAAAAGAAATTAATGGAACTGTAAATAAATATTATAGTGAACTTAATGAGGAGGTAGCTAATTTAAGTCAGCAACTTTCAGATATTATTAACGATGGAATTACAATTGATGAAGAAGCAAAGATTAAAGAAATTGAGGATTCTATAGCTGAAATAACAAATAGAGTTCAAGCTGACCAAAACGAAATAGATGCTATAAAAATTAAGACGGAATATAGTGGTAGCCTTGATTTAGAATCACAAGAAGGACTAGTAACAAAGTCGATAGAATTTGCAACTAAGCAACAAGATTCAAATCTGGACATTTATGCAAAAACTCTGTTTAGCATTGAAAAGGAACATGAAAAGTGGCTTAATAATGAAAAAGATAAAAATGGAAAACGTACTGGCATAAGCGATGTAGAGTATAATGAACAGAAATATAGTTTAGCTAACGAAAGATTATATCAAGATTCATTGGGTGTAAATAAAGCTGTTAATATGAGTCTTATGGGAATTCAAAACACATATGGTTCAGAAATTCAAAAGGCATATAGTTCTAAGGCTATGACTGAATTTATTTCTAACATAAATGATACTTCTAAATATATATTAGAAATGACAAAAGCTTATGGTTCAAAGAGTGATAATACAATAAGTGCAATTAATAGTTCTTTTAGTTCAGTTGGTACTAGTGGAATGGAATTGCAGAACGCATTAAGTGTTGGCGACAGGAAAACAATCGAAGAATATTATAAAACACTTGAACCAGCGAAGGAAAAGCAAGAGGATATTGTTAATAGATATTTAGAGTTAGGGCAGTCTATACCTAAGGCAACAGCAGAAGGAATATTAGATACAGCAAAAATAGGTGCACTTGTAGGGGATTTAGATTCTATTTATACTATGGTAGGATACAATGCAACAAGCAATAATCCAGCTTATGCCGAAGCAATGTTAGCAGCAAAGGAAAGTGGACTTGAAGTTCCTGACAGCATAATGCTTGGTATTGAACTAGCTAAGCCTGGAGCAATATCAAAAGCAACTGAAGCTGGTACCGAAACAGGAGAAGCAGCTAAAAACGGAATGGCAAACACAAAAGCGGGAGTTAAAGTGTCTACAGAAAATGCTATAGGCAATGGCATGTGTGAAGGAATAGATAATGCAAGAAGTAAAATTGCAACAAAGATACAGCAACTTAAGTCTTATGTAGAAACAGCTTTAAACATAGGAGGTACAGCTACTGTAACAGGTCCTGACGGAACAAAAACATCTACAACTTTCGAGATGAAGGCAAAAGGCATAGCTACAAATGCAGAAGGTGGTATATATGATAGTCCTCTTTTAACTTGGGTTGCAGAAGCAGGAGATGCTGAAGCGATAATTCCATTAAACAATTCACAGCGAGCATACGATTTATGGCAAGAAGCAGGTATGCGACTAGGAACTATCAGAGGTTTTGATGATTCACAGCCTTTAAATATAACTGCCAATACAAGTGATATTGTTAATGATAAGGATGTAATGGGTGTTTATAGCAGTGCTGTAAACAAAACTATAGTACTGAAGTTAGAAGGCGGAGGAGAAATAAAAATCCCTTCAACTATGGATAAAAATGAAGTTCTAAACTTGTTGACTAGTAATTTAAAACCTGTTTTGCTTGGAATCATAAATCAAGAACTGTTTGAAGAAGGAGATGGAGCATATGTCACTTAATACAAATTACTATTTTTTTATAAGCTGTAACGCAGAAATGGATTGCTTCTTATTTCCTGTTTTGCCGGAAAAAGTTACATATAGTGATGGGATAAAAAACACATCATTGACAATAAGTAATTTGGGAGAAACAACAGTAATTGAAAATCCGAGTGCCGATACAATATCTTTTTCAAGTCGATTCCCAGCGTATTTAGACCAGTCTGTTGTTGTTGATAAATTATACGAACCAACATATTATAGAAATAAGTTAGAAAAGTGGAGAGGCTACAAAAAGCCTGTCCACTTTATTTTATCTGCAAGTTTTTTCTGTAATGACTATTATACAATAGAAGAATTATCTTACACAGACGAAGGAGGCCCAGTAGGAGAAATACAGTACAATATTAAACTAAAAAAATATACTGAAGCTACAATAAGGAAAATAGACTTAAGTCCTAAAGATTCTACAAAGGCAGAAGTCACAGATGAAAAGAAAAAAGTAGATAATACAGTACAGCCTACGACATATAAGGTTGTAAAAGGAGATAGTCTTTATAAAATAGCAAAAGCTAAACTGGGTAACGGAAACAGATGGAAAGAAATCTATAATCTCAATAAAAATATAATTAAGAACCCAAACAAATTGCAAGTTGGCTGGGTGTTAAAATTGCCAAAGAAGTAGGTGGTTAGTTGAGTAAAATTTCATTAGTTGTTATGCAAAACGGACAGCAATTTGATTTATCTGACATTGTTATAAGTGTGAAATGGAGTGGCAGAAAAGGAACATGTACGCGTTCCATAAATGCTGAAATAGTAGAAGATGTCGTTTTATGGAAACAAATAGGCTTAGAATTTGAAGCTATAAAAGGTCTTAAATGTGTTTTTTCATATGATGATGTTACACTTTTCAAAGGACTAGTAACAGATACTTCACAAAGTAATAATGCAACAATGTCATTTACTGCTTACGATTATGGTATATACCTTGCTAATTCTGGAAATACATTTACATACACAAAGAAAACTTTAAAAGAGATAGTTATAGATTGCTGTAAGCGAGCAGGTGTTGGATATGACTTTATAGCTGATACAAATTATAAGATTCCTGACATAACGAAACCAACGGCGAAATATTGGGATGTAATACAATCTGCTGTGCAAGCAACAACAAGGCACACCGGGAAAAATTATTTTGTTCAATTCTCGGATAATGAATGTCATTTGTTTGAGAGAAAAGAAAAGATGATTCAATGGGTAGTGTCTACACAAGAAAATATTATTAACTGGAATTACACAAGCAGTATTCAGCAAACAAAGACGAGAGTTAAGCTAATTGACAGCAAGAAAAAAACAGTTGCTACTAAGATAGATGAAGGACTTGAGAAGTTAATTGGTTGTTTTCAGGACATACAACAGCCTGATGATGACAACACAAAAACTGAGTTAGAGAAATGTGCAGAAAGATTACTTAATGCACAGAAAATACCTCAACGAAGTTTATCATTAACTAGCAAAGGTATTACAGAAGCTATAAGTGGTTACTGTATATATGTAATGATTGACAGACTTGACTGGGGACGAAGTTTTTTTATTGATGAAGATACTCATACATTTAAAGGCGATGATTATCAGATGACATTAAAGATTAATGTGTGTGGTGAAAATATAAGCGAGAATGTATCAAGAACTTTAGAAGATTACAAAAAAACGACTTCAAGCAGTAGCAGCAGTAGTAATAGTAACAGTAGTAAAGCAGAAAAACTTTTTGCAGTATGCAAAAGTTTAGTTGGAACTAAATACAAAATGGGAGGAAATAGTCCGGGTAAATATATGGATTGTTCTCATTATGTTGCTTATTGCTTTCAAAAATGTGGGGTAAGTAACAAAGTTAAAAGCTATGGGACTGCTGCAAACCTCTATGCACTTAGCACAAAAGTTAATAAAAGTCAATTGCAAGAAGGAGATATTATATTTTTTAAAAATAAAGGTAGCAATCACATTGGAATTTATGCAGGTAATAATAAAATGTGGAACTGTTATAGTGGACATGGTGTTGGGCTTACTCCATTAAGTTATGGAGGAACAATCGCTGGATATGGTAGGTTATGGTAGGAGGTACTAAAATGCAGGAAAGTATTATAGGAACATTAAGGGGTACTATTAAAGATTCAGTATCTATTTTGGAAGCAAGGGTTATTAGTACAAAACCTTTGCAATTACAATCAGTAATGGACAGTGCATTAATAATACAAGAGAGTAATATGTACCCGATTGATGAACAATTTCAAGACATAGAAAAAGAAGCTATTGTTGAATACAAGAGTGAAGTTACTGGACAACCAGCAAGTCAAAATGTAAAAATAACAATCAATAATGCTATTAAAACGGGAGAAATATTTGTTGTACTGCAAATAGACAGTGGGGAAACATGTAAGTACTTATTATTATCAAGGGAGGGATAAGCGTGCTATCTCTGAATGATATTTCTATTGTAAAAGCAAGTGATAAATCAACAAAAACTTATAAAATAGATTTTGAAAAAGGCAAAATAAGCGGATACATAGATGAAATAGAAGCTGTACAACAATATATTCACAAGACACTTATAACACCTAGATTTAAGTGCTTGATATACGGCAATCAGTACGGAAGTGAGATTGAAAGCATGATAACAACAAATCACTTTAATAGAGAAAGTATTAAAAAGCTATTACCGTCGCTTATAGAAAACGCGTTAACAGACGCAAGGGTTATAAGTGTAAGCAATTTTGAGTTTACTGACTTTGACACAGATGGTCTGTTGGTCACATTTGATGTAGATACTGTATATGGTGTAACGAAAGTAAAGGAGGTACCTATAAATGTTTGAAAATTTTACTTATGAAAACATCTTATCTGATGTACTTGCTAGGGCTCCTGACGAAATTGATACAAGAGAAGGCAGTATATTTTATGATGCTGTTTCGGCAGTTACAGTAAAGATAGCAGAGCTATATACACAACTGGAAATGTTATACGCAAATGTAAATTTATCTACAGCAGAAGGAGAAGCTTTAGATTTAAAAGGTGATGAAAGGCTTGTAAAGAGAAAAGAAGCTACTTGTGCTGAATATGAAGTTAAATATACAGGGACTTTGCCTGACACAGGGTCTGTTTTTTATACAGAAAATGGCTTGTATTTTACATTAATGCAATATGACGATGGTGTTTATTACTTACAGAGTAATGATACAGGAACTATCCTAAATGGTCTTGAAAACGAAAAAGTTATACCAGTTGAAACATTTATGGACTTAAACTCTATAAGTCTAGGAAAGTTGTATATTCCAGCAATGGATTTAGAAAGTGACGATGAATATCGACAACGAATATATGATAGTATGACCCCTGGAGAAAATGGGAACAAACAGCACTACATAATGTGGTGCAATAGTGTCACAGGGGTGGGATATACAAGAATATTGCCACTTAAAGAAGGAGCTAACACTGTCGTGGGTATTATAATTGCAAGTGATGGAACTGCAGCTTCAGAAGAACTTCTAAAAAAAGTTCAAGATTATGTGGACCCTGACCTTGATGGAGATGGGATAGGTGATGGCCTCGGGGAAGGTGTAGCAAACCTAGGAGCACATTTTATAGCCAAAGCTCCGACAATCGAGCCTATAGATGTATATATTAATCTTGTTACATATTCAAGTGGCTACACAAAAGATACAGCATTACCATTAGTAAAAGAAACAGTAGCTGATTATTTCAGAGAAGCTGTGGTTTCAGGAGTCAGTGGTGATAGTATTGTTCTTAATTCGTCTGCAATTGCATCTAAGATACAACAGCTAGGTTGTATTGAAAACTTTGGACCGTTGAGTTTTGATGAAGATGAATACCGACGAGTTTTTACAGATGACATTATACCTAGTTTAAGGGATGTGATTTTGCAGTGAAAGCTATTGAAAAAAATGTATATGGAACTTTTGAAGAATTACTAAGAATGTATCCTGAGTTCTACAGTAAAATTACAGATATGTGCTATGTTGTCAACGCAGAAGCAAACATGGTTGATGATGTTATTGATACAGCACAAACAATACTAGATGATAGCAATATCACAACAGCCAGAGAAGCAATAATAAGTTTTTATGAGAGTATTATTAATGTTAGAGAGGCAAATAGAAGTGTAGAAGAAAGAAGAAATTTGATTTTGCTATTATTTAACATGATGGGTAAATTATCTGCATCAAAAATTATTAATGTTATAAAAATATACACAGGACAAGATGTGGAAATTCTATTTAATAGAAAAGATGAAAAAAATAATTATATTTTGGAGATTTTAACTCAAAAAGATAACATTGACTCGGCATTTCTAAGCGATATGCAGTTTATTATGAATAGAATTTTACCTGCACATCTGGTAAAAAAGCACCAGATTTTGAATAGATATACTATAAAAGTAGGTGTGAAATTAAAACAATTACTTACAAATTACATTCCTTGTGGAACTGTCAAATGTGGAGTATATCCAATAAGTACTACATTAGGAGTTTCTCGCAAAAGCAGTTTAAAAATAGAAACTAATAAAAATGTAATATTAAATAACTATGATTACTGTGGAAATATCCCGAATAAAGTAAAATTAGGAATGATTATAACAAGTAATTCAAATATGTCTTATGAAAGCAGATTTAATATAGGTGCTTATAAATATTGTGGCACAGTAGTTTGTAGAAAGGAGGAAGACTAATGGCTTTTTTTACCGATGATTTTTTAAAACAGAGAAGAAAAGAATTTTTAAAATCTATAGAAAAATTACAGTACCAAGTTGATAAGGTATGGTATGATGCAACAATTAAAAACAAGTCAATTATAGACAATGCAGTTGTTATCGACATACATATCCCAGTTGTACCATATTCAAAACATACTATAACAGGTATCCAAATAATTTCTATAGAAGGTATAGTTGCAGGCTCTAAAGAAGTCAGCATCTCTAGGGATATTACACAAGGAGTATTTATGCAATTTAAGTTTCCAATAAAGGAGGTTGATAGTGATGTATGATAGAACTTTTTGGCAAGACCATATTGTTGATGAACAAGGACAAGTCCTTGTTCAAGGCACAAATTTGAGTGAGGATAATTTCAACAACATCGAAAAAGGTGTTTTTGAAAATCGAGTTATTGAACTATTAAACGCACAGATGAACAGTCTTGTTGCTGCAGAAAATTTAGAAAATGCCATATGCAGAGTTGAGGGCGGAACTGTAACGCAAAATGGAACAACAATAAAAGTTGCTTTTAATTCAGTTCGAAATAACACAAATTATGAAGTTATACCAGTTGTGGGCAAATCAAGCGGCTTAACAAATTATCATTTTAATATAACTGCTAAGCAGGCGAATGGATTTTTGTGTGATGTTTATGGAGAATTTACAAGTGTTACAGTATATTTTTTAGTAAAAGGAGGAATATTATAGTGCTTATTAAATCACAAAGTGACGAGCAGAAAAGAAATGAAAATGCTGTTTTAAATAGCTTTAATTGTATAAAAGCGACAGCAGAACATAAAGAAGCAGCAGAAATTATTACAAGAAGAACAGCAGAAGTTGTAAGCGGTGCAAGGAGATGAGCTTATATGAAAATTGTTGAAGTAAACGAAGGTAAAAAGATAGATTATAGTATAAATGGTAACAAAATTACTTTTGGTGATGATGAACTTACATTAAATCTTAGTAAATATGAAAGAGACGAGGAAGTAACAATTAATATTTGCAATGATGAAGAAGGAATTTTAACATCGTCCTTGAGTAAATATTTTGTGGCCAATATTATAATTCCTGCCAAAAAGAGTGATGATGCAGGTAATAGTTTGGCATTTGACATGGAAAATGTGACAATGAATTTATGGGCGTTGGAGGTGTAAACTATGACAGATTTAGAAGCAGCAGTACAGCTACTAGGCGGAGAAACAAACAAAGTGATTTATGATGATATTGGATTGCCAAGCATAATGGTTCGCTTTGATAAGAAAATGATTTCAGAACTTGTAGATGACTATGTTACAGATGTTGTACATCCGGCTTTTGTTGTTAATAATACGGAACTAGATAATTTTTATGTTTCTAAATATGAAAATATAATAATAAACGATAGAGCGTATAGTTTGCCATTACAAGAAAGCAGGATAACTATGATAAGCAAAGCGAAAGAATTTTGTACAAACAAAGGAAAAGGCTGGCACCTGTTTTCTGTCGCCGAAAAAGCATTTATTGCATTACAATCTTTTAAAAATGGTATAAATGTAGGAGGTAATACAAGATACGGACAAAATAGAATAAAAGATTGGGAAAAAGGAATAAAACTCGATTCGGGAAAGGTTTTAACTGGTTCAGGACCAAAAAGTTGGGCACACAATAACGATAAAAGTGGTGTGTGGGATTTAGTTGGCAACAACGGAGATTGGCTAAATGGAATTAGGTTTTATAACACAGAATTGCAGATTATAAATAACAATGATTGTGCTGATTTTAACAATAGCACAGATGAAACATCGTTGTTATGGAAAGCAATAGCACCAAATGGAGCTTTACTAACCCCGGCTGGCGATGGCTTAACAAATAACAGTATAAAATATAATTATACTGGTGGAATTTTTAAGTTAGATGTTAATAATCTATCAGACACAGGAGGCTCAGGTGTATTTAGTTCAATGGAAAGTAATGTTAATGTTCCACAGCTGCTCATAATCCTTGGGCTATACCCACAAAAGAGCAAAGGATATACATATAGTGGAAGATTTAAAGTAGGAGCGAGTGCTAATAAAGTATGTTATACATATAGTGGAGGCAATTATACAGCCCAAACAGAAGCTGGATTATGGGCATTGAACAATGGATTGTATGATATAGCGGCACATAAATGTGCTATAAGGTCTGCATATGTAGAGATATAAGGAGGGATTGAAATGGAAAAGATTTTTAATGACTTTTCTGTTGTAGGTGCATTTATAGGTGGAATTTTATCTTTTATATTTGGTAAGCCTGATGTACTTATCTATGCACTTTTAGGCTTAACAGTTATTGATTTTATAACTGGACTTATAAAAGCTGTCTACACAAAAACATTGTCAAGTGAAATATGTTTTAAGGGGCTTTTGAAGAAAATTACAATTTATTTAGTAGTCGCAACTGCTGTTATTGTAAACAATGTAATTGGTGGCAATATTCCATTGAGAGAAGTAGTAATTACTTTTTTCATATGTAATGAGGGATTGAGTTTGTTAGAAAATGTGGCTGTTATGACACCGGTGCCGGAACAGTTAAAGAATGTATTATTACAGCTTAGAGATAGTAACAGTAAGGAGTGATAATATGAATATTATTAAAGCATTTGGAACCACTAACACAAACTACTATTCTAACGGTCTAAAAAGAAAGTATATAGTTCTACACTATACAGCAGGCACAAAGAGTGTAAAAGGTTCAGCAAGAAATGTAGCTAGTATGTTTAAAAGTGGTAGCGTTGGTGGTAGTGCTGACTTTATTGTAGATGATGTTGAAATTGTGCAGTACAATAGTGATATTGCTCATAGAGCTTGTTGGTCGGTTGGTGGTAAAAAATATAGCTCTATGACAACTAGTGAGGGTGGCAGATATTATGGTATCTGTACTAATTCCAATAGCATTAATATTGAAATGTGTAGTAATAAGGTTAATACTAAGAAATTAGGTGCGACCGATACAGACTGGTATTTAACAGAAGCTACGATTAATAATGCTGTAGAGCTTACAAAATACCTTATGAAGCAGTATAACATACCAGTAGAGAATGTAATAATGCACCATCAAGTGACAGGCAAAATCTGTCCTAACCCTTGGTGTGTAGACAAAAGTAGATTGAGTAAGTGGAATGATTTTAAAAACAGATTGGAGGAAAAAGTAGTGAAGCAAAACATAAAAATTAATGGGAAAATTAAGACAGTAGATGCTATAAATAAAGACGGCTATACCTATGTGAAAATTAGAGATTTGTCAGACGCTCTAGTTATTGAGTATAATAAAGAAACAAAATTAATTACAGTGAAGACAAAGTAGTTATCTTCATATTTTCTAAATTATGAAGATAACGAAAATGGTTATAAAATAACAAAACTGCTTTCGAAATGCGTGATAAGATAACAAAACTACATAATATAGCATTTATGTGGTAAATTAATCACGAAAAGAGGGCAGAAAAATGGTTAGAATTTTACTAGCAGTAAGACTTGCTGAACGAAAATGGACACAAGCAGACCTTGCTCGTATGACAGGAATTAGACCCACAACAATCAATGAAATGTATCACGAACTTGTTGAGAGGGTCAACCTTGAACATTTAGAGTTAATCTGCGATGCTTTAGACTGTGAATTAAATGAACTTCTTATAAGGGAAGAAGATAATACAGAAGCTAAAGTGAACTTAAAGATTGGTAAGCCAAGAAGCTTCCATAAGCAATAAGCCCAAAACAGCTGTCGGGTCTATCCCAAAGTTTGTGTAAACCTCTAAACTGATGTATAATAAAAATAGTCAATTTGGAGGTTTTTATTATGGCTAGAAGAAAAAGAAATGAAAGTCCTGAAAGACAGGCGTTACGAGAAATGATGGCAGGTTATTTAAAGGATAATCCTGTTAAAGATGGTAAAGATGTCAATTCCATAATGAGAGAAATGATGTCTGTTATACTTGAAGGTACTTTAGATGGCGAACTTGATGATACCCTTGGTTATTCAAAGTACGATTATAAGAACAAAGACACTGGTAATAGTCGTAATGGATATAGCAGAAAAACTATGCACACTAGCTATGGTGATATGGATTTAGATATTCCTAGAGATAGAAACGGTGAATACGAGCCTCAAGTTATAAAAAAATATCAAAATACCCTTACTTAAGATATGGAAGAAAAAATCATTTCTATGTATGCCAAAGGTATGACAACAGGAGATATAGAGAGCCATCTAAACGATTTATATGGCATTAATGTATCAGATAGCACAATAAGTAGAGTAACAGATAAAATTTTACCTATAGTAAAAGAATGGCAAGAAAGACCATTAGAAGATATTTATGCTGTAGTTTATTTAGACGCAATACATTTTCATGTAAGAAGCGAAGGTAGAATAATAAAAAAGGCTGTATATATCGCACTTGGACTTGACTTAGACGGAAAACGAGATGTTGGAGAAAATGAAAGTGCAAAGTTTTGGTTAGGAATACTTAATGGTTTAAAAATAGAGGAGTAAAAGATATTTTAATTGCTTGTATTGATGGACTTACAGGATTTCCTCAAGCTATTTCTGCTGTTTTTCCTGATACAGAGATACAGCATTGTATAATTCATCAAATTAGAAATACAACTAAATTTGTGTCATATAAGGATATAAAGGAATTAATGGCTGATTTAAAAAAGGTCTATGCAGCTGCAACAGAAGATATTGCTTTAATGGAGTTAGATAGTTTTGCAGAGAAATGGAATAATAAATATCCCAATATATCAAAAAGTTGGTATGAAAATTGGGCTACATTATCAACCTATTTTAAGTATCCAGATGAAGTGCGAAAAATCATATATACAACAAATACAGTTGAAGGTTTCAATCGTCAGCTAAGAAAGGTTACAAAGAATAAGTCAGTATTTCCTACAGATGATAGTTTGCTAAAAATGCTCTACCTAGCAGCCATGGATATAA